CATATTTAAGTCAGCAATTTCCCTCTGGCTTGTTATATGCGTGCCTTGTTGAGGCTTACGGTTTTTTAAAGGGTCCAGCTGATATGATTCAGTTCTATGAACAAAAGTATCAGTCAGCGTTACAAGGATTCTCTATTGAACAAATGGGAAGAAGAAGACGAGATGAATATCAAGAAGGTTCACCTCAGATTCAAAAACAAGGATAATATAATTAGGAGTTAATATGGCTATAACACAAGCAGTTGCAAATTCGTTTAAAGGACAACTTCTACAAGGTCAGCATAATTTTACGTTGACAACAGGAAATGTTTTTAAACTTGCTCTTTATACTTCTGCAGCAACTCTAGATTCTTCAACAACTGTTTACACTTCAACAAATGAAGTTGCGAATACTGGTCAGTATGTAACAGGTGGCGGAGTTTTAACAAATGTATCACCAGTTGTTTCAAGTGGTGTAGCATTTATAGATTTTGCAGATATATCTTTTACAGGCGTTACTTTAACTGCAAGAGGTGCTTTGATTTACAATACATCAAACACTAACGCAGCAGTATGTGTATTAGATTTTGGAGCTGACAAAACAGCAACATCTGGAACTTTCACAATTCAGTTTCCAGCAGACACAACATCAGCGGCTATTCTAAGAATCGGCAACGCGTAATAGGAGTAACCTATTATGGCAAACGATGCTTGGGGACAGCTTGGATGGAACGCAGGAAATTTTGGTCAACAAAATAATTTCACTGTACAAGTTACAAGTGTTGTAGATTCTCCTATTGCATGGAATGTAGGAAATTTTGGATCTAATACCTGGGGTGGTCAATTTGATAATGTTGGAATTACACTAGGTGATGAAACAACGGCCGGGGAAATTAATGAAGGCTGGGGTAGATTAACTTGGGGTGAAAATGCTTGGGGTGGGACAGGTGATGTTATTCTTCAAGGTTTACAATTAAATATTTCACAAGGTGACGTAGATGCATCTCCAGATGCAATGGTCACTGGATTACAATTAAATACATCTTTAAATAGTGTTCAAGCTTTTGGATTAGCAATAGTAAACGTTACTGGTCAGCAGTTAAATATTTTACAAGGAAATGTTGATGCATCTCCTGATGCTGAAATAACAGGTCAACAAATAAATTTATCTTTAAATAGTGTAACAATTTCTGCTGAAATTAATTCAGGATGGGGAAGACGTGGTTGGGGTGATTTTGATTGGGGAGGAGAAGGACTTTCAATTACTGTTCCTATAACAGGACAACAATTAAATTTAACATTAAATAGTGTTACTCCATTAGCGAATGCAAATGTAGATTTAACAGGTCAACAGTTAAATGTTGCAGAAGGAGAAGTAGATCCAAGTCCAGATGCTACAGTAACTGGTATTGGAATGACTGTTTCTTTAGCTGTTGGAACAGTTGTTATTGGAACTGCTAATGTAAGTGTTACAGGAGAACAATTAAATATAAGTCAAGGAACCGCAGAAGGAATACCAAATACACTTGCAAGTGTTACCGGAATAGGGTTAAATATAGGGGTAGGTACAGTATTTGCTGGTGGAACTTCTATAATTATTCCTACAGGAAATGGCTTGACTGTATCTTTAAATAGTATTAATAATCAAATTTGGACAGTTATTAATACCGGAACTGCTGCAACTTGGACAGAGATTGACACAGCCGCATAAATTAAATAAAACTATAAAATAAGGATTTAAAATTATGGTATCAAGTTATTCTACAGACCTTAAACTAGAAATAATGGTTACAGGCGAAAACGCCGGTACATGGGGTGATATTACAAATACAAACTTAACTATTCTTCAACAAGCAATTGCAGGTTACGGCACAGTAGCTCTTAACGCTACAACAGGTGCAACTCTTACATTTACAAATGGTGCATTATCAGATGGTAAAAATGCAGTATTAGAACTTACAGGAACTATTACAGGAAACGTAGATGTCACTATTCCTTCAGATGCAACAGGACCAGATGAAAAAGTTTACGTAATTAAAAATAATACAACAGGTGCTTTTACTGTAACAGTAAAAGTTTCAGGTCAAACAGGAGTTACTTTCTCTGCAACAGATAAAGGAACAAAACTTTTATATTTAAATGGAACTGATGTTGTAGATTCTAACATTGGAAAATTATCAAATGACGCTGCTCCAACATTATCTGCAAACTTAGATACTAATGCAAAAAATATTATTATTGATTCTACATATGGAATTATAGATGAAAATGCTAATGAACAAATTAAATTCACAACAACTGCATCAGCTACAAATGAAATTACAATAGCTAACGCTGCAGCTGGAAATAGTCCTGTGATTTCTGCAACAGGTGGAGATACAAATGTTGGTTTAACTTTAACTCCAAAAGGTGATCTTGGAAGAATTACATTAAATGGTGAATCAAAAGTATTTGGTATTTTTGAAGGTGCAACAATTTCTACAACTTTCATAACATCATTTACATATGATACACTTACACAAGCTGTTTATTTTCAAAACGTTAACTTAGGTGCAAACTTTACAGTTAACTTAAGAGGAAATGCTTCAACTGCATTAAACGCGGCTTTAAATACCGGTGAATCTGCAACAGTTGCATTAATCACAAAACAAGGCAACACAACATATTACAACACATCTGTTTTAGTTGATGGAACATCAACAAACGTTACAGTAGTTTGGCAAGGTGGATCTGCTCCAACAGCTGGAAATGCTTCATCTAACGATGTCTACACTTACACAGCTCTTAAGACAGCAGCATCAACATACACAGTATTAGCAGCGCAAACACAATTTAAATAAGGAGTAGAAAGAATGCCTTTAAACTCGACACGCGGAGCTGGATCAGCAAAAGGATTTGGATTTACTGCTGGAGGTAACCCTTACATTGTAGCAACTGGTGGAACAATCACTGAAAGTGGAGATTATAAAATTCATACATTTACAGGACCAGGAACTTTTACAGTAACAGCAGCTCCTTCTCCATCATTAGCAAAAGTAGATTATTTAGTAGTAGCAGGTGGCGGTGGTGGTGCTAATTTTTATGGAGGTGCTGGTGGAGCTGGAGGATTTAGAGAATCAGTTCCAAGTCCAGCAGCATGGACGGCTAGCCCCTTAGCAAATCCTGGTGGAGCATTATCGGTTTCAGTTCAAGGTTACCCAATCACAGTTGGTGGAGGAGGTGGACCAGGTGCACCAACTGCACCAGGTGTACAAGGAAGTCCTTCAATTTTTTCAACTATAACATCAACTGGTGGAGGAGGTGGAGGCGGAGGGGGTGGTTCTTTCCCTGGTTTACCAGGAGGCTCTGGTGGTGGAGCTGGAGGTAATAGTGCTTCTTCAGGTGGAACAGGAAATAGTCCACCAGTAAGTCCTTCTCAAGGAAATCCAGGAGGCAGTAACCCCTCAAATTCTTATGTAGGAGGAGGAGGGGCTACGGCAGCAGGTGGTGGTGGAGCTGGACCTAATACAGGAGGTGCAGGTGCTGGAACAGAAATTAACCCAAGTCCTTCAGTTGGAACACCAGGACCAAGTGGTCCATTAAGATATTTTGCAGGAGGTGGAGGAGGTGTTCTTGCTAATGGTGGAGTAGGAGGTGGTGGTAATTGGGAACCAGAGCCACAAAAAAATGGACTGGCTAATACAGGAGGTGGGTCTGGTGCTGATGGAACGGTGTCGTTCGGATCTGGCGGTTCAGGAATAGTTGTAATAAGATACAAATATAAATAAAAATTATGGCACATTTTGCAAAATTAGGAGAAAACGAAAAAGTTATAGCAGTATTAACACTGAACAACAGTGATATGCTGAATGCTTCTGGAGTTGAAGACGAAACAGTTGGTCAACAATATCTAGAAAGACATAATAACTGGCCAGCTCATTTGTGGATTCAAACATCTTACAATACATTTGGTAATCAACACAATAAAGGTAAAACACCATTTAGAGGAAACTATGCAGGAATTGGATATACCTGGGATGCAAACGATCAAATCTTTTGGCCAAAAAAACCTTATGATTCATGGGTAAAACATATTCCAACAGCATCTTGGAAATCACCAATTGGTGATGCTCCAGCATTAACTGAAGAACAAATTGCTCAAAATAAAGCTAATACTCATAGATGGTGTTATAATTGGAATGAAGCAAATCAATCTTGGAAATTAGTTAATAACATAGTTTCGTAGTTACTCTTTACAATAATATAAAATTATATTATCTATATTTTAGATATGGAGAAGAAAGTTTTATCAGAAATAGATATGTATTTTGGGCAAATAAAAATGCCTGAAAATTTTGAAATTGATAGGGAAAAATTAGCTGTAGATATTTTATTATTTACAAATTACAATAATGAATTTCCTTTTTCTAAATCATGGGATATGTTACAAACATATTTAAGAGAACATATAAGATTAGACTATGGTTTCACATTAGTTCATAAAAAAACAATAGGAAATATTTATAAACCAAGAGAACATTCACCTTCTTATCTACAAGTAGATCCAGTAGATTTAAAACATTCTCCAGATTATGTTATGTTATATGGAGTAAATGTAGGAAAAGATTCTTGTAAAGTATTTATAGAGTATGATGATAATAGAAGAAAGGGAAGAAGTTGGGAAATACTTTTAAATGACAATGATTTTGTAATGTTCCCTTCTGCACAAAGATATCATATAACTTCTAATACATCAGAACAATTAAATTTTATACTAACTACAACTTATGAATTTATCTAATTATTACTGGTATTTTAAATCAGCAATACCCCCAAAGATTTGTGATGATATTATTAAATATGGTTTAAGTCATCAAGAAAATTTAGCTATGATTGGTGGATTAGGTGTAGATAGAAATTTACAAGAAAAGCCATTAAAAGAAGAAGAAATTATAAATTTAAAAAAGAAAAGAAATTCTAATATAGTTTGGTTAAATGATAATTGGATTTATAAAGAAATACATCCATATGTACATAAAGCTAATAAATTAGCAGGTTGGAATTATGCTTGGGATTTTTCTGAATCATGTCAATTTACTAAATATAAGTTAAATCAATATTATGATTGGCATTGTGATTCTTATGAAAAGCCTTATGATAAACCTGGAGAACCAAATATTCATGGTAAAATTAGAAAACTATCTGTAACTTGTCAATTAACTGATGGTTCAGAATATACTGGTGGTGAGTTACAATTTGATTGCAGAAATTATGATCCACCTGTGCGTGATGAAAATAAGCATGTATTAACAGTAAAGGAAATACTTCCTAAAGGCTCTATCGTTGTGTTTCCTTCTTTTGTGTGGCATAGAGTACAACCAGTTACCAAAGGAACAAGGTATTCTTTAGTTATATGGAACTTAGGATATCCTTTTAAATAATATGTTTATTTATTTTAATATTCAAACTGTTTTAAAAGAAATGGCAAAGGTAGATTCTTAATGTCTAGAAAATACAATTTTAAAAAAGACAGATTCACTGTTATTGAAAAAGCAATAGATCCAAAGATTGCAAATTTTGTTTACAACTACTTTTTAATGAAAAGACAAGTTGCAAAAACAATGTTTGATGCAAGATACATTTCTCCATTTACAACTGAGTTTGGTGTATGGAATGATGATCAAGTTCCTAATACTTATTCTCATTATGCAGACATAGCTATGGAAACTTTATTATTAGCTGTTCAGCCTATTATGGAAAAACAAACTGGGTTAAAATTAATTCCAACATATTCGTATGCAAGGATTTATAAAAAAGGAGATATATTACATCGTCACAAAGATAGATTTTCTTGTGAGATTTCTACTACGTTAAATCTAGGTGGAGATAAATGGCCAATTTATATTGAACCAAATCCTAAAATGGGGGGAATTGTAGAGGGTAAAGGTTATATATCTGATAATACTAAAGGAATTAAAGTAGATTTAAAACCTGGTGATATGTTAGTTTATAGAGGAAATTTATTAGAGCATTGGAGAGAAGAATTTGATGGAGAAGATTGTGCACAAGTATTTTTACATTATAATAATGCTGCAACTAAAGGTGCAAAAGATAATATCTTTGATAAAAGAAAACATTTAGGACTTTCCTCTTGGTTTAAACGATAAATGAAACATATTTATTTTTTAACAAGCATGCCAAGGGCCGGTAATACTTTACTTGGTTCTATTTTAAATCAAAATAAAAACATAAGTGTAACTTCAAATTCAATACTACCAGAAATAATATTTAAACTACATGAGTTAAAAAATTGTGAAATTTTTTGTAATTTTCCAGATGTTGCATCATTAAACAATGTTATTAAAAATGTATTTAATAACTATTATAAAGATTGGAAACATGATTATATTATAGATAGAAGTCCATGGGGAACTCCATTTAATTTATCATATTTAAAATCAATAATAAAAAAACCAAAATTTGTTATACTTTATAGACCTGTATTAGAATGTCTTGCATCTTTTATTAAAATTGAAAAACCAATTAATATTGAAAAAAGATGTGTAGATTTAATGGATATGAATGGAGCGATTGGAAAAAGTTTATGGAGTATAAACAATCTTATTAAAGAAAAAGAAGATTATATTATAATACATTATAAAAATTTCATAAAAAATCCAAATAAAGAAATTAAAAAAATATTTAATTATTTAAAAATTCCTTTTAAAGATTTTAATTTAAATAATTTAAAACAATTTTTATCTAATGGTGTTGGCTACGATGATAGTGTTATTAGTGGTCCTTTACACACCATAAGAACAGATAAGATACAATTAAACAAATATAATATAGAAGATTACTTACCCAAGAACATTATTAAACAATACTCAAATTTAGATATATGAGAATATTAATATTTGGATTACCAGGATCTGGTAAAACTACATTTGCTAAAAAATTAGTTGAAGAAAAAAAGATACCTCACTTTAATGCTGATGATATTAGAAAGCTATTTGAAGATTGGGATTTTACAGATACTGGAAGAAGAAGACAGGCAAACAGAATGATGACGATGTGTGATCTTGCAGTTAATCATGTAGTTGTAGATTTTGTTTGTCCCTTTGAATCTTATAGATCTTTCTATGATATGAAAATTTGGATGAATACTATTGATAAAGGAAGGTTTGAAGATACTAATAAAGTATTTGAAAAACCTAAAAAAGTAGATTTTGAAATAACTGATTTTAACTACGATAACATAATAAAGGAGATACATGATAGACTACTCTAAACCAACAGCACAGATGTTAGGAAGATGGCAACCATTCCATGATGGTCATTTAGCTTTATTTAAAGAGATATTAAAAAAGACTGGCCAAGTCGTTATTATGGTTAGATCTATGCCACAAACAGAAAATAATCCTTTCCAATTTGATGATATTAAAAATCGTATTGAAAAAAAACTCAAAGATTACGTAGGAAAATTTGAAGTTATTAAAGTTCCAAATATTACTAACATATGTTATGGTAGGGATGTTGGATATAAGATAGAAGAGATTGTATTACCAAAAGAAATACAAGAAATATCCGCTACTAAAATTAGACAGAGTTTAAAAGAAAACCTTTAAATATAGCGTTTAGGCTATATTTGTGTATAATAACAAGTTATGCCTTTACAGAAAATACAATTTAAGCCAGGATTTAATAAACAACAAACTGCAACCGGAGCCGAAGGGCAATGGATTGACGGTGATAATATAAGATTTAGGTATGGCGAACCACAAAAGATAGGGGGATTCCAGCAACTCGTTGCTAGCACCTTAGCAGGTCCAGCGCGTGACCAGCATACTTGGACAGCATTAGATGGTAAAAAATATGCAGCAATCGGTACTTCAAAATTATTAGTTATTTATTACGAAGGTTCTTTTTATGATATTACACCACTTGGAACAGCTTTAACATCTTGCACCTATACATCTACAACAGGTTCTTCTACAGTTACAATTAATAAAGCAGCTCATGGATTAGAGGTTGGTGATTATATTATATTTACAAGTGTTACAACTCCAGGAGCACCTACTACAAGTTATACATCAGCAGATTTTACAACTAATACTTTTGAAGTTAAAACAGTTCCAACATCTTCAACTTTTACAGTTACCATGCCATCTAATGAGTCAGGCACAGGTGTTACTGCAGGTGGAACTTTAACTACAACTCCATATATTTTTATAGGACCAACATTTCAAACTCCAGCATTTGGTTATGGTACAGGATATTGGGGCGGAACAATTCCAACTTCAGTTACAACTTTATTAAATGGAGCAATTGATAATGTTGTTACAACAATTACTGTAGATGATACTTCAGCGTTTCCAACATCGGGTCGAATAGATATTGATACAGAATTAATTACTTATTCAGGTAAAACTGCAACTACTTTTACAGGTTGTGTTAGAGGTGCAAACGGATCTACCGCTGCATCACACTCTGATAATGCAGTAGTAACTAATGCAACAGATTGGGTTGATTGGGGAGAAGAATCAAATACTGCAGGTGTAACCCTTGCACCCGGATCCTGGTCAATTGATAATTATGGACAGATTTTAGTTGCTACAGTTAAAAATGGTGGAACTTATACTTGGAACCCTTCTACTCCTGGAGCTACATCTGGTCCAATAAGAGCAACAATCGTATCAAATGCTCCAACAGCTTCAATTTGTTCTGTTGTATCAGATCGAGATAGACATTTATTCTTAATGGGAACAGAAACTACAATTGGTGATCCATCAACTCAAGATCCAATGTTTATAAGATTCTCAAATCAAGAAGATATTAATACTTGGAATCCAACAGTAACTAATACTGCAGGAACTTTTAGACTAGATACGGGAAACGAGATTATAGGAGCAATACAAGGTAAAGATTACATCTTTGTTTTAACAGATCAGGCAGCATATACTATTCAATTTGTTGGCCCTCCATTTACATTCTCTGTTAGACAAGTTGGAACAAATTGTGGTTGTATTGGTCAACATGCAATGGTGTTTGCACAAGGAGCAGTCTTCTGGATTGGATTTGGTGGTGGATTCTTTGCATTTGATGGAACGGTAAAACAATTACCATCACTTGTTGAAGACTTTGTATTTACAGATGTTGGAGATAATTTAGGAATTAACTATGATGCAAGTCAAATTACTTTTGCTTATCACAATTCATTATTTAATGAGGTTGGTTGGTTTTATGCAAAAGCAGGATCAAATCAATTAGATAGAAACGTTGTTTATAATTTTGTTGAAAATACTTGGGCCGTTGGATCTTTAACTAGAACAACTTATACCGATGCAACAACTTTTGATTTACCTTATGCTACACAATATAATGCAACAGCCACACCAACTTTTCCAACTATTAATGGTGTAAGTAATTTAGCAGGTTCAACTAAATACTGGGAACAAGAAACGGGAGTTAATGAAGTAGATGCAAATGGCAATGCAACAGCTATTGCTGCATATATTAAATCAGGAGATTACGATATATCAGAACAAGGTTTAGGTGGAGATGGTCAATTAATAATGCGTGTTAAACGATTTATTCCAGACTTCAAGAGCTTAGAAGGAAATGCAAAAATAACTTTATTCTTTAGAGATTATCCTGCAAACAGTGAATCTACACCTTCTACAACACCACCTTTAATTACAGGACCATTTACAATTACATCTTCAACTGATAAAGTGGATACCAGAGTTAGAGGAAGACAAGTGAGTTTAAAAATTGAAAATGATGCATTGAATGAAACTTGGAGATACGGAACTCTAAGATTAGATATTGAAGCAGGAGGAAGAAGATAATGGCAAAAATTACAGCATATATACCAGAACCAACACAAGAGTATGATGTTACTAATCAAAGACAAATTTTAGAGGCAGTTAACACAATTAAAGATCAATTAAATTTTTCTTTTCAAAAAGATTTAAAAGATGAGTTAGAGGCATTTAGTTGGTTTATATTTAGTGGACCTGGAGATGGTTCGTAAATGGCAATCTTTTATAAAAATCAAGGTTATAATTTAACCACAACTAATTTGACTACGGTGTTAAATATTAACACATCAAGTGTTGCAATTATAAAAGAAATATCTGTAGTTAATGATGATAACAATGCTCATGAAGCAAGTTATTATTTTCATGATGCATCTACATCAACTTCTTATAAATTCTTTCATACTAACGTTCCTGCAGATTCTCATGAGAATGCAGTTCATAACGCTTTAGTATTAGAAGAAGGAGATTATCTACAATTTCAAACAGTTGCAGCAGATGTTATTTCAGGTCAGATTTCATATGCATTATTAACAAGAACAGGAGAAAATGGATAATATAACAAAGATAGAATGCCAGACAGAAGAAATAATTAAAAGTAAAAAAACTGGAAAGACATATAAAACAATAGAAGACTTCTTAAAAGAAAATACTATGGAAGATCTTCAAAAAGATTTATCAGTTAAAATTACAAACAAAGGATTAGAACTACTACAGAAAGTAATGAATCAAAAATGAATCCAAGAGGTGGTACAGAATTACAGGTAGAATTACTACATAAATATGCAGATAAAGATTTATTAGACAAGGTTCAAATAACTACATCTGTCCCGGAAAAAATACCATTACATCCAACTAAACCAAATATACTTTGGCAACAAAATTCATATGACCAGGCAAATCTTGCGCCTTGGTTTCAAAATAAAGATAATCATAAAAAGTATGATTGGTATGTATTTAACTCACATTGGTGTTATGAAAAGTTTAGAATGATGTTTAATATACCAACAGATAGATGTTTAGTTATTAAGAATGCAATAGATAAATTAGAGTCTAGAAAATTAGAGCATACTAAAGGAGATCCTGTTAAATTAATATATACTTCAACGCCGTGGCGAGGTTTAAATGTATTACTTGCTGCAATGCAACTTATTAAAAATACATCTGTTCATTTAGATGTTTATTCTTCAACTCAAGTTTATGGAGATCAATTTAAATCAGCTAACGATAAACAATTTGAAGGTTTATATGAACAAGCAAAAGCATTACATAATGTAAGTTATATTGGTTATAAACCTAATGAATTTATAAAAGATAATTTAAAAAATTATCATATGTTCGTTTATCCAAATATATGGGAAGAAACATCTTGTATTGCTGCAATAGAAGCTATGGCTGCAGGACTTTATTGTATTACAACTGATTATGGTGCTTTATTTGAAACAGGTTCAGAATACATTACTTATATACCTTACGAAAAAGATTTCATAAAACTAGCACATACATTTGCATCTGTAATAGATGTAGCTGCAGATAGACTAGGGGATGATGGAGTAAAAGATCATTTAAAATCACAAATAGAATTTACAAATAGATTTTATTCTTGGGATTTAAGAAAAAATATTTGGAATAGATTTTTACAAGGAGCAGTTGATGCAAGACGCAAGTAAACCAATATGGTTTAATAAACCAAATGATGTAAAGGTAGTTACAAAACAACCTGACATTAGAATCTATGTAGCAACTCCAGTGCATAGTGAATGTTCAATTCATTACACACAAGCTCTATTAAAATTTCAACAGTGTTGTATGATGAATGGAATATTAGTTTCTTTTTCACTTCTTAAATCATCATTAGTTACACAAGGAAGAAATTTATGTGTAGCTAACTTTTTAGGTGATCCTGGTAATTATACACACATGTTATTTATAGATTCTGATATTGATTTTAAATTTGATACAATAATAAAAATGTTAAAATTTGATAAAGAAGTAATAGCAACTCCTTATCCTATGAAACATATACATTGGGAACAAATTTGGGAAAGATTACAAGCTGGTAAAATTAAAGATAAAGATGAATTAATGAGAGCTGGATTTATCTATCCAATAAAAATGGATGGTATGGTAGATAACGTTAAAAAAGAAATAAGTGTTGTAGATGGTTTAATAGAAGTCTCGCACGCGCCCACGGGATGTATGTTAATTAAAAGACAAGTATTTGATAAAATGATTAAAGCATATCCAGATGATTTTATTGATCAAGCTACAATTGTTAATGGAGAAGCTAAAACTAATCCTTATATGTACAATTTCTTTGATACAGTTCATGATCCAAAAACTAGAAAATATTATGGTGAAGACTTTGGATTCTGTAAAAAATGGACTGCAATTGGTGGAAAATGTTATTGTTATATAGATGATTTTATAACTCACGTCGGCGAATACCAATATAATGGTAGATTAAAAGACAATTTAGAATTTGTTAAAACCGTTGACGATTCACAGAAAAACAAGTAAAGTATACGTTTTCAGGACTCTGCGCCTGCTTATAATAAACTAATTAATTATGACAATAGCGCGAGCTCAAATGTATAGACAATTATATCAATTAGGTGGCACTCCAACAGGTATAGCAACTATGCCTATGGATTTTGGTCAATCTTTACAAGTTAATAATCAAGCACCTTTAATGTCAGAAGCACCTAATTATTCTTCAGCACAAAATATTACAATGAATCCATTATTAAACTATGGTCAAACACCTTTAACAATGGCAGGTGGTGGAATGTCTAGATTAGGTTATCAAGAAGGTGGAATGAGTATGGATCAAATGATGCCACAAGATCAAGCTATGATGCAACCACAAATGCAAGATCAAGCTATGATGCAATCACAAATAATGGAACCTCCTTTACAAGGAATAGAGTCTCCACGAGTAGATATTAAAGATCCAAAACAAGCTTTAGAACTTATTATTCAAATGTTAATTGCTCAAGGAATACCTCCTGAAGAAGCAAAAGAAATTGCAATACAAATGGTTCAGGCAGTTGCTGAAGGTGGAATGGGTGAAATGGAAGATCAAAGAATTGAAGCAAGATTTGGTGGAATGATGCGAAATGGTAGAGAGCAATATGGTATTGGAAGTTTTTTTAAAAGCGCAGGTAAAGCAATTTCTGGCGCAGTAAAGGGAGTTACTAATGCAGTTAAATCTGTTGTTAAAAGTGATTTAGGAAAAGCAGCATTAGCTGCAGCTGCAATATATGCATCAGGTGGTGGTTCATTTTTTGGATACACTCCTTTCCCTGGAGCAACTCCAGGATTTGCTGCATCTAATCTACCATTTGGAGAAACTTTATTTGGTGGAAGAGATCTTATGGATGCTGGATTAACAAAAGGAATATTTGGAGTAGGTGGACAATTTGCTCCTTTTTCAGGAACTTTAGCATCAAGTTTATTACCAAGCACTGACACCTTAAAAACTTTTGGATTAGGTGCTTTAACTGGAAAACTTTTAGGAGGAGGAGGTGAACCAAAACGAGAAGATTTTCCTGATGATGCATCTTATCAAGAAGCAGTTAATAGATATAAAACACAGTTTCAAACTGCTATAAATAATCCTAACCCTCAATTTGCAGCTGGATTATATCCAAATAATCCTTTCTATCCTCAAAGAGCAGCTAATGGTGGAAGAATAGGTTATCAAGAAGGTGGTATTGGAGATTTAATTAAACAAGTTACTCAACAAGAATTTTTCGGAACTCCTATGATGGCGAATGGTGGAAGAATGGGATATGCATTTGGTGCAGAAGTTCCAACAAGACAAAATCAAGCAGGGGTTCAAGAATTAGATTATAGACAAAGTGGTGGATTTGTTCCTCCAATTGGTATAAAAGAAAAAGCAGACGATATTCCTGCAATGTTATCTAATAATGAATTTGTATTTACTGCCGATGCTGTGCGAAATGCAGGTGGTGGTAATGTTAATAAAGGAGCTGAAAGAATGTATTCTTTAATGAAAAATCTTGAAGCTGGAGGAAGAGTTTAATGGCTGAATTACAACAAACACAAGTATTACCAGCGCCGTTTATACAAGCAGCGGCTGAAACATATTTACCACAACTTGCAGAAGCAGTTGGTGGTATTAAAGGTTTAGATGTATCTAAACTTTATGGACAACAATTTGTTGCAGGTCCATCTGCAGGGCAATTACAAGCTGAACAATTAGCAACAGGACTTGGTGGGTATCAACCTTATTTACAAGCAGCACAAGCAGCAACAGGACCACAAGCTTATCAAGCTTATATGTCTCCGTATCAACAAGATATTATTAATACAACTTTAAGACAATACGATATTCAATCACAAAAAGGATTACCAAGTTTAGCGGCAACGGCTATTCAATCTGGTGCATACGGTGGAGGAAGAGAAGGAGTTCAAAGAGCAGAATATCAAACACAATCAGATTTAAATAGGGCACTACTTGAAGCACAATTAAGACAACAAGGATTTGCTCAAGCTCAAAATTTAGCAGCTAATCAATACACTCAACAGCTAGGATTAGCGGGGCAAACTCAAGGATTGTTAGGAACACAAATTGCTGGTTTATCAACTTTAGGTGCACAACAACAAGCTCAAAGACAAGCAGAGTTACAAGCTCAACAACAACTTGCTTATCAACAAGCTTATCAACCTTTACAAGCTGCTCAAACTTATGGAGCAGGTATACAACCTCTAATTTCTGGATATCCTGGAAGAACAGAACAAACAATGTTGCCTTCTCCAAGTGCATTACAAACTGGATTAGGTGCTGCTGCAACTTTAGCTGGAATATACAAAGCATTTAATCCTGGACAAAATATAATTAAAATAAGTTAAATATGTCTAGAATACTTAAAAGACCTATGTTTAGAAAAGGAGGACCTACTGATGAAGGTGTTATGTCTATGGTGGTTCCTAAAAGAGCAGGATATCAAAGTGATGGTTCTGCTACAACTATGGATAATTATACAATAGATCCAAGTGATCCATTATATAAAGATGCTATGAAAAGAGCAGCTATGTTGTTAGCGTTTGCAGGTCCGGGAAGAAGTCAAAACGATAGATTATCCGAATTATTAATCAAAGGTGGTTTAAGAACAATGGCACAAAGACCAAAAGGAAATCTTCTTTCTACAATAGCAACAGCTGTTGAACAACCTGTAGGTGAATATTTAAAGACTGGAGAAACAGAAGATGCATTTAGAAGACAAATTAAATTAACAGGTTTAACTGGAGCTATATCTTCAGCGGAAGCTAAAGAACTTCAAAAAATGAAAATTGACGCTGCATTAGCAGATGAAGCAAGAAAAGAAAGAATGTTAAATAAAGAGTTAGCTGCTAAAACTGATCCAACTTCATTTCCAATATATGATGTTTTAGAAAATTTTAGAAAACAAGGTTTTAAACCTCGTAAAATTACATTAACAGTTGGGACGGGTGAAAAAATAAAACCAGCTCCTTCAGCTATATTAAGTATTCCAGAAGGAGAAATATTCTATGATCCAAATAATAATTTATATAAAAGAGTTCCTAAAGAAATATCTAGTGTAGGTTATGTAAGAATTGATTCATCAGGAAAAGAAATTAAAGTAGAAGCTCCAGCTAAAAAACCTGGATTTTTTGAAAGGTCTAAAGAAAGTGGTGCATCATATGATCCTAGATCATGGAATAAACAAAGATTTTACGAGGAATTAGGGAAGAAAAATACACTTTCAAACATGTAATAAAATATCATGGCTGAATATATTGATCCCTTTGAACAAATAGAAAGTAACCAAAAAGTAGGTTTATTAACTTCTGGTGTTGCAGGTATTGCATCTGGACTTATTAAAATTCCAAAAGGTGTATTTTCATTAGGAGCAGAACTTTTAGATCTTGGATTTGATACAAGCACTGCATCTTCTGTAGAACAATTCTTTGATGGTATCAATCCATTTGAAGAGGTAGCAAACGAAAGATTATCTGGAAGATTAACTGAAGCATTAGTATCTATTGGTGTTCCGGCAACAGCTGGAGCTAAAGTTGCAACTAGAATTGCAGAAACAGCTTTAAAAGCAAAAAGAGCTGGAGTCTATGCAAACTTAACTAGTCCAAATTTAATTAAAGCTGCAGATGAAGCAAAGAATTTAAATAAATTATCTACTGTACAAAGATATGCAGCAATCTCTGCAGGGGGTGCTGTTGGCGAAGCATTCGTAGCGGACATCGAGAAGCTAGGGACTATTGGAGAAGCATTTGGAGTAGGTCCAACTCAACTTGGAGATATTGATGAGGAAACAGGTGGAAGAGAAGACGCTATAACAAAATTAATGAATAGATTTAAATTTAGTTCAGAATCATTATTACTTACTCCTGCTGTTTATGGAATAGGAGAAGGAGCAAAAAAATTATTAACTCAAGGAGATGCATTAGCTTATAGTAGTTCTGCATTAGATAGATTATTTTTTAGAATAGGAAGTGTATTTACACCTCAAGGACAAAGACCAAGAGAACAGTTTCTTGCAAGAGAAACTGAAAATGCCATGATAAGAGCAGATCAACATTTAGCAATGGAACAAGTTGCAAGAATAGATAAAGAAGTAAATAAATTATTTCCAGAAACTAATAAATTTTTTAATGCTGCTAGTGATACAGAAAAGAAAACTTTTTTAAAAACTTTAGATGAAGCTTTATTTTCAGGAAAAGTAGATGAAAAAATAGATAAAAATATTTTAGATAATATTGTAGATACAATGAGAAAACGTGGATCTAGTCCAGAAAATGTAGATACTGTTTTAACGGGAATAGAAAAAATAAGAAATCAATATGGTGAATTAATTAATATTGCATCCAAAGGATCAGGAGAATTGCCAACAGAATTAACATTACAATTAAAAGGTTTAATGGGTGATAGATTAAAAACTATGATTGGAACTACTTATGAAATTTTTGACAATAAAATTGCTAATGTATTTAACAAGTTTACTCCAGCAAAAGATGCTGTAGACAAAGTAAAAAATATATTTATTAGATATGCTGCAAGAAACGGGAAAGAATTATCTGATTTACAAGCTCAATCTATAGTTGATGATATTTTAGAACAAGCAAAAAATTCATTTCCAACAATAGACAGGATGCCTTCTTTTAAATTTGGTAATTTAACAGTTGGATCTGAAAAAGGAGATTACATTAAAAAAACTTTTGCAAGAACTATAGAACAAAAAATGGCAGGTGGATTAAAAGAATTACAAGTAATTGGAAGAGGAAGTAAAGCATTTAGAGAATTATTTGGAGAAGTAAATGATGTTAGACGTTCTATATTTGAAGGTGTTTCAAAATTGTCTACAGTTGCAAGAAGAAATGAAATGTATGAAGAAATGTTAGTAAATGATCAAATGATAAAATCTAGTATAACCAACAATACCCCGGTTGGAAAAAGAGGATTTTTTCATAATTCACTTTTTGAAGCAAAAGAAGCATTTGGTCCAAATGCTAAAGTTGTTAAAATAGATGATTATGTAAAAAATGATTTTAAAGGAAGTCCAATTGTAAATGCATTACAAGGTAAATGGACCACAGAAGCTATAGCTGAAGGATTTACAAACACTTCTCGTATACAAGATTTTATGAGAGGAGAAATGAAAGGTGATTTAGGAAAAACAGCATCTTGGTTATATAGAAATTTAATGTTGTTACCAAAAGCAATATCTCAATATGATAAAACAATTTTATCTGTACCTACTCAAATAAAAAATCTTTTAGCTAACTTTATGTTTTCATTATCTAATGGAACAATATTTGAAAGCCCACAAATAATTGCACAAGCTGCAAAAAGAGCAGGTATGTCTACTCAATTTACTATTGGAACACCTTTATCTAATGAACAATATAGAAAATACATAAGATTAGGTATAGCTGAAACAGGGGCTGCAAAAGGAGATTTAGATGCATTATTAAGAGATACTAGATTGTCAGCGAATGGAAATTTAGGCACAGATAGTATTTTAACACCTTTTGTTAAGTCATTAGGTAAAACGGGGGAACTAGCTAAAAAAGGACTTAAAGTAGCAGAAACAGCTTACATAACATCAGATAACTTAGTAAAAATATTTAATTTTGAAGTTGAAGTAGCAAGAAGAGGAGCTGCTTATGCTAAAGCAGGAATTAAAAAAACAACAGAAGAGTTAGAAAAAGAGGCCGCAGAAATAGTTAAAAACACAGTTCAAAACTATTCAAGGGTAGGTCAGTTTGTAAGATTATCAAGAGGACTACCCGTGGGTAACTTCATGTCATTTCCATCTGAAGTATTTAGAACAAGCGGTGGTATTGTTGAACAGATATTAAAAGATTTAAAAGATCCAATTACAGGATCTATTAATCCAATAACAAGTACAAATATTATGAAAGGTATTGCCATGAAAAGATTAATTGGGTCAACAACTGCTCTTGGAACTCTTCCTTATGGACTTGTAGAAGGAGCTCAAGCTATATTTGGAGTTTCTGATGAAGAAGCAAAAGCTGCTTCTGATTTTGTTGCTCCTTGGGCTAAAGACTCAATGAAAATATTTATGAGAAATTCTGAAACAGAAGAATTATATTTTGTAGATTACAGCAAGATGAATGTGTACGATACATTATCACGACCATTTGCTACGTTATTAAGAAATATACAAGAAGGTGTCGATCAAGAAAAACCTTTAATGAATGGATTTGTTAGAGGTGTTGCTGAAGCAGCAGGTAGTATATCTAGTCCATTTGTTGAACCTTCAATTTGGACAGAAGCATTTATGGATATTTTTTCAAGAGGAGGTCGTACACCTGAAGGTAAAATATTATATACAGATGAAACTCCAACAGGGGAAAAACTTCAAAGAATTACTATGCATCTTGCCGAAGCTTTAGCTCCAAGTTACAGACCTTTTACAAGAACTTACCAAGCTATAACTGAAACTCCTGGAAAAGGTGGAGAACAATATGAAGTACCATATGAACTTGCAGGAATATTTGGAATGAGAGCAGAAAAAATTGATCCATTAAAAACAATGGCTTTTTATATTTCTGATTTTCAAGAAGGTGAAAGAAATTCAAGAAGAGAATTTACCGGTGGACCAGAAGGATTATTAACAGGGGAAATAAAAACTCCTAAAGATTTAATTGAAAGATATTATGTTGCAAACAAAGCGTTGTTTGGAGTTCAACAAAAAATGTCAACTCATTTAAAAAATGCTGAAGTGTTAGGTGTTGCAAGAAATAACCTTGCAAGTTTATTTAAAACTAGAGGATTATCGCCTGAAACTGTAACTAATTTATATCGTGATAAATTTGATCCATTTTTTCCATCGCAAGGAATTATAGATAGATTTGCAGAAATATCTAGAACTACAGGACAGCCTAATCCTTTTATAGAAGCACAAGGAATATTAAGATCTATGGAACAAGATTTTAATAGACAAAATTTAGATGCTCCATTTACGCCAAGATTACAAAATTATATACCTTCTCTTTCAGAAGATGTTCAACCTTTAAATACACCTATGCCTAATGTTTCAATTTTAACTCCACCTGTTCAACAATTTGCTAGTTTACAAAATGGATTGACACCCACAGAAAACGCTTTATTAAGCGAAAGCGAAAAACAAATGAGACTAAGACAAAGAGGATTAGCATAATGGCAAACGGAAAAGAACCAAAGACAACAGGTGAGCATATTGTAGCTCTTTATGGCCATATAACTGGCGTAAAGAGAGATTTAAGAGAACTTCGAGAAGAGTCTTCACAAATGCATTCTAAATTTGAAAATAAATTTGATAAATTGACTTGGTGGATCATTGGAGGACTTGGATCAACCATAGCACTTCTACTCACACTAGCTTTTAATTTAATTAAATAAACTATTGATTATAGTTTTAAAAAACTATATTACGCGATTATGAATAAAGTTTTAGTACACAAACATCTTATCATAAGAGCAGAAGCAAAAAATCCTCCAATGGATGTTGCTGTTCTTCGCAAATGGTTTCAAAAATTTATAAATGAAATCGGTATGAAAGTTATGATGGGTCCTTATATTAAATATTCTCATATGGTTGGTAATCGTGGAATTACCGGAGCTGCAATCATAGAAACATCTCATATTGTAATGCATGTATGGGATGAGCCTGACCCCGCGTTGCTTCAGTTTGATGTTTACTCCTGCGGCGAATTTGATCCTGAAACAATATGTAACAAAATTAAAAAAGATTTTAATACTACAAAAATAGAATACAAGTTTTTAGATAGAGAACATGACTTACAAGAAATACATACATTAACATACACAGATCCGATAGTTAAAAATTATGAAAACAGAGAAATAGAGAAAAAAAATAATGCATTATTAAAAAGTAGAAAAGAAGTTGAAATTAATGGTAGTGGTACACATGGATATAGAATCAAAGAAGGTATTCACAAAGGCACAGTTGTTGGCCATATTACAAGAGAAAAATCAGTACTTGAAAATTAATAAATAATCTTTATATATCTCCCAGACTGCATCATGTGGATGGGTCAATTAACTTGCTTAACAAAGGAGATAATTATGACAAACCTAGAAGTTTT